TCTTTAACTAATGGCCCGGTTCCGACTCCTCCATTGTATGCATTCACACCGTTGCTATCTACAACACGAACTACCTGCAGAGCGTTCGTATATTTTAAAAAGTATGCTGCACCATGGAAGTCGAATGTGTTGACCGTGTCTGGAGCGCCAAAAGTTTCAACAAGAGTTGCCTCGTTGTCTATCTTCATTGGCTTCAGAACAGGTCCCCAACTGAAATTTCCCGCAATCGCACCCGTCGAGGACGATACACTAGGCACTACGCCTGAAAGATCTATTTCTCGAACGGTAATCGCAGGGGACTCTGAAAATGCCATATTCTCTTCCTCTCGAGTTTAATTATAAGAATGCCATAATACGTTTATTTTTCACTCATAACTATTTATAAATAACTCGTTCTTTAGAAGATAGAGTGCAAGTGCTCTATTCTCTCTTCTTCTGTGAGCCAGTTGTTATATTTTACTAAGTCAACATAATACAAGTAGAAGTCATGGCAATCATGTTTAGGCACTAAAAAATTATGAGGCTTGAAGTCTGTAAACGAGTATTCTCTATCTAATATTAGATCCTCGTATATGACTTTCTGCATTTGCTCATCACCTAATAAGTCGTTCTTTCTTAATTGCAAGCCTGGAATAAACTCCATTTCTATTTGTATAATATTGTTGACTCTAGCAAATATAAAATTTGGAACTTTAATTCTGTTAAAAAATTCAGTCTTAAGTCTTTTTAAATTGCTTTCAACAGATTTGGCCACATGATTATCTACATAAGTACAAACCTTTGTTAAAGTCATTTCATGACTTACACCTTCATTATGGTCTGTAATCATCAAAAATTTTCTTGTGCATGATCTAAAGCCCAAGGGCGTTCTTCAGTAGGCGGCTCTATTTCCATCTCTACTCCTTGATCGACATATCCAAACGGAACAATGTCATCTTCAATCTCTTTCATCTTATGTTTAAACATCAGATCTTTGATATTAATGTCTGTCATATCAGAAAAGTATTGACCAGTTATAAAGTAACCAAACATCACTAGATTCATAACTAAATCATCATGATTTCCAGTAGATGCTTCGAATGAAACTCCTCTAGATACAAATGTTGATATTTCTATAATTGTTTGTTCATCATGTATTATCAATTTATTATTTTCTAATACGTCTTTAAATGCAGAACATCCTATTCTTTTAACTTTTTTATTCATTTCTACGCCAAGCTGATCTGCTTTTAAAGCGCTTCTTACATGCATGTTTTCATATTCAAGCTCATAATAAAGACCATTACACACTAGGCTGCCTTGATCATTTGCTTCTATTACTACATAAGCATCATTGTATAACTTTGCATACTTATAGATAATATTAGGGAAGAGTAAGGGAGAGATAGTATTGTTGCGATATACAGCAACTTGTTCGAACGGGCGAACACTGATATCGATCACGTTAAACGTAGAATAATCCTGGCCTCTTCCCTTCGACACATCCACTGTCATGACATAGTCATGCTTCTTTTCTACTTCTTTGTATACTAAAACATCTCCTCCATCTAACATGTGTGAAGGATTACTGGCTCTCAGCTTAAGTAAAGTTTCAGCATTTATAAGAGTATCTCCAGTCCCAAAGAAAGTATTACCAAACTCTTGATCAAACTGTAATTGACTAGTGTTTGCAATGGTAAGGGCTTTCCACTTTTCGTCTCTACCAGGAACATCGTGCCAATCAACTCGAAAAGGTTTGAATTCGTTTGTATTTTGTTGTGAACCTTCCCAGAGCTTATGAAAGACATTGCCTAAACCATTTGCAGTAGAAGTAATTATGACTTTAGTATCTCCGCCTGCAGAAATTACAGGATAGGTTGAAGTATAGAATTCTGATGCTTTTTCTACAAATGCAAATTCATCTAAATAGAGTAAGCTAACAGATAAGCCACGGATAGAAGAACCGGAAGTAGCACTAGCAATGATCCTTGAATTATTGGAAAATTCGAGAGAGCCTTTATTAAGAGCCTTACATCCAGGCTGAAGAAAAAAAGGAATATTTTCAAGCATGAGAGTAACTCGTGCCAACATTTCCCTAGCAACTTGACCTTTATTCGCTAAAATGGCTACTGTTTTTTCTGGATTAAATAACACATACCACAATAAATATGCACAAACTGAAATAGATTTACCCGATTGTCGGCATGCTAAGACAATAGAAAATCTATTGTCATTAAAATGCCCAAACATTTTGTTTTGATATGGATATAACGAGAAAGGAACTAGACCTTCATCTAAGGATACTATCTTTACATAAGTCTGCGTGAAATATACAGGATCGTCAAAGCACTTTTGATATTCAACAATTTCTTCTTCTGTCCAGTCTTGTTGAACTCCGTCTTTTTTTACATTAACGTTTCCTAAATATGTTTCAACTTGTTGCCTTGGCATCTATTTCCTCCGGCACAACATCTATAATTTCTTGCTCTTTCTTGTTCTTTTTCAAAAGTCTTTGCAATTCGGTAGTAGAACCTATGAATAAGTTATTATTAGTGACTTTCTTGCCAGTTCCTTCTTCTGCTTCCTGTTTCTTTTTATTCAGGTCCATGAGCTTGTCATTAACATCAGAAACATTTTTTAGCATTCCTGCTAAAACTTCAATAGCTCTTGGGTGCTCGGTTTCCTCAGCAATCCTCATTGCAAGATCTAAACCATCTTTTCCCTTTTCAATCAGTTCTTGTAAATTTGCTCGAGTATATTCATAATCTACTTGCATATTGTCTGAATCTATCATCCAATCACTCCATAAATCTTACACAACTCATCACTATTATACGAAAGAAATTTTTCTTGCGTATCAAGCGATCCTTTTGTCCATCCTTCTCTGAGATTTAATGGCGCTCTTTCTTCAAAAGAATCATATAATTTTTGAGCAAATATTCTATGATTGTCTTTAGTTAAGTGATTTGGTCTTCGATCTAAAGCATTCATAGGCGCTTCAGGGCCTGAAAACCATTTCGCCATTTTTTCTCTCGCCTCAAGCTGAACATTAGTGTCATTTAAATCTTGATCGTAACGAATAACATCTGCATAACTAGGTAATATCATAGCACCATTGACTTCACAATAAGGATTATATGGTTCAAAATCTCCGTCAGCAGAAATAATTACATATCTCCATCCTTCGGCTGAAGCATAAAATATGCATTCCTCGAGCATCTTTGCAATAACCATTCCCATTTCAATTTGTTTTTTCTCGTCATAATACTTGTCTATCATATTTGAGTGATCATAAAAAACATCACGCAATGCTTTCATTCCTAGATCATATGTTCTTGTAGTATTCATCTTTAAGTTTGGCGATGGAACTTCATAAACCCACCACTTCCTATGAAGATTTGGCATAATAAAAATTAAGATATCTTCTTTCTGCATCTCATTTCGCATCTCTTTCATGAAATACCATGATAGATAATGCAAGCTTACACCAGGAATGCCGTACACATCTAACTCGGCTCCACCAGTTTTGGCATAAAATGACTTTAACCACATATGCCATGACCAATCGTCAGTGTACGTTATTTTTTCAGGATATCTCGGCATAGTTGCAAAGCTATCGCCTACTATTCGAATCTTCATTCTTATCACCTTTCTTCAAAATCACTATCCAGACTCGTGTTCCGTCTGAATACTTTTTATCAAAAATAGTTTCGTTATTATAATTACGCGCTGTCAACCGCTAACACTATACTTTCGTTAAACCCAAAATCACTGTCCGCAGACACGCCCGCGGGAGTAAGAGTAGTAGTTTGCCTTTGTAATGGAATGTCTGAATCATTTAATCCTGCCGAAAGATTAAAATACTTCATGTTTGTCTCTCTGACAATCTTACCAGTATTAAGAGCACCATAGAAAAATATATGCATAGTAAAATCTAAATTGTAATTCAAATATGTTCTTTGTGCCATATCACCTTCATAATTATCCTCCATCGCAACACCATTTAAGATCACTGGAACATCTTCTTTGATAGTGTCAAATCCATCTAAGGGCTTTATAGTTAAATTATATTGAGGATTGAAATAAGGTATGATTTGTTCCACAACCTGCAACGCGTCATCTTGCGTTTTTGCGTAAATGGAAAGTTGAAAATTCACTTGATAAGGTACTGCTGAATAAATCTTGGTCCTGTCATTTACAGTATTTCCAGCTTGATTAAAGTTGTTTATTTTTGGAAGCTGTCTAGTTGGATCATAACTGATTCCTGAAATTTCAAATGACATGCGAGGCAACTTGATAGCTGTTTTTGTATCAGTAGTTAGGCTTGGATTTTCTCTGACTCTTTCTAAATACTTTGACCTAGGACCATAAGATAAAGGCACTTTCATCGTATCAGTTCCACCGCCAGAACTATTCTTTCTGATGATGTAAATGTCATTAAAAAGTTTACCAAAACTTGCTACAGCTTTTCTTATTCTTTGGTGATAAAAATAATTACCGAACATCAGTTACCCTTGTATATTTTTTGCAAGTGAGTTTCAAATTGTTCAACCTTTGCTAATCGATCTGGCCATTTTATATACTCCTTTTCAGGATTTTGCTTTAAGTTATTTAGCAAAGGAACTACAGCATTGTATAACTCATCTAATTTTTGTTGAGCTCCTTTGGCCTCACTAGCCATGGTGTGCATGGTTTGTGTTACTTCTAACTCTTCTTCATCGACGGCTGTAAATCCAAAATCGAATATTTCTGACATTATTCAGGATCTCCAAAAGGATTATTTTCTGTAAAGTCTATAAAGTTTAAATCAAAAGAAGTGTTCTGTTCATTCTTTGCAATATTATTGACTTCAGCAGCAAGTGTAATTTGAGCTTCAGCTAGAGAACTTATGCCATATATTGGTATTGTAGCACTAGGTGTAAAGAAATGAAGTTTACCATCACTAGCACCAATATGCGCAATAGTAAGTTGCGTAGGTGTCACATTAAGTATTTCACCACTTATTATTGTTCCATCAGAAAGTGTTTGTGTTATATTCTCACCAAGTTCAAATGTGCCAGAAGTGATTGTGTATGTAAGCAGTTGTTGATACGTATCATCTTTTTCTATCTGATCAATCTCAGTGATACCAGTATCAAGATCTTCGCCAGCATAATCAAACAGAGTTGCTCTCATTTTATAAATGGGCAAATTGCTCAATTGATAGAAAGGTTGCTCATGTTCTACGTGCTGAATTTCAAAAAGGGATTTTGAAAGTGGTAAGTAGATCAGATCACCAGTTCTCGGATCTTCAGTACTTATAGTTTGGCTGTAATTATTAACTGTCGATCCCCATCTTCTTTTTGAAACTACAAATGTGGCCTCATCTCTTATCTCTACACCAAATTTAGTGAAAAGATCTCCTTCGCCTTCAAACCCATCAGCATTTTCAATATACATTTCAATTCTATAACCAAAATCAAATTTTGAAGATATATCATGTCCTAAAACTGTATCTTCATTCATAATCACTCTAGGCAAGTAATAAACGTCTTGCCCATACATCTTTAAAGATTCAATTATTATGTCTTCATAAAGGTTCTGCTCAGATTGAACAGCTTCACTGAAGTATAAATTTCTTGCCATTGATTACCCCACAAAGAAATCTGGAGGTAATTCTTGTTCTAGCCTAAGCTGTTCTCTCAGTCTTTCTAATTCTTGAGTAGCATCATCAAATAATTGCCTGCCGTTTAAAGTTACTCCTCCCGGAAGTTGCATGCCTTCAAACTTTATTAAGTTAGCACCCCACTGTTGCTTAATGAGTTGTGTAGAATATTCTTTAAGCCACATATCATTCCATACTGCGGTGTGTGATCCATTATCAACAACTTGATAAATTTCTGCAACTATGTATTGACCAGCTTTTATATCTTCATCTTCGAAATCGCCATGTATATAAAGTCTGTTCTGTTTCCGTGAAAAAGTAACTTGAGGATGCCCATTTAACTTAGTGTCAAGCAATGATAGATATTGTTGCATTTGATCATAGTATGCGAGATCTCCTGCAAAATTCTGCAAATCGGCAATGTCGTTCAACATCATTTGATACTTTATATCAAAGAAATTTCTCGAACTATTAAAGTTTGACGCAATTTGAAATAATTTTGAGACATATATAATGTCAGAGGACAAAGTTATGTACTTATTTGAAACGTCAGTAGGAGTTACTAAATGTTTAAGATATGTCTTAATAGTAGCATCAGAATGAAATTCTTGATATACTTGAAGAGCATCATCTACTCTATCTTCCAACTGATCGCCGTCAACGTTAATTTCGAGAACAGGATCTCCTAACCTACGTAAGCAGTAATCGATTAAATTTTGTCGTGTAGCAGGTACAGCCATAATTTTTTCCTGTACAAATGTTAGTTTCTATGGTACTATTTATAAAGATCATGTACTTAAGAGGAGGATCTATTAATTGACAATTGTTTTTACTAACGGTTGCTTTGACATAATTCATGCTGGACATATACAATATCTAGAAGATTCTAAAAGAATATGCCAAGGTGACAAACTGGTGGTCGGATTAAATTCTGATGCATCAATGGAGCGAATAAAGAGAAAACCATTCAATACGCAAAAAAACAGAAAGCGAGTACTAGAAGCGTTGAGAATAGTAGATGAAGTTCACATCTTTGAAGAAGACACACCTTATGAACTAATCAAAAAGATAAAGCCGAGATATATAACTAAAGGGGGAGACTATGAACCTGAAGACGTAGTAGGTCGAGATCTCGCTCAATTAAAAATTATGGATACGTATCCAGCTGAATCATCTACAGAATTATTGGAGAAAATTACAAAATGGCTAGACATGAAGAAGGAAAAGTAAGTAAAGGGTGGGGACAAGAAATCATTTGGGCAACAAATGATATGTATTGTGGAAAAATTCTTTCTTTCAAAGAAGGGGGAAAGATGTCAATGCATTTTCATATGCAAAAACATGAAACTTGGTATGTTCTAGAAGGATCATTTATGATCAATAAGATCAATACTGAAACTGCTGAAAAATATACTCAGAATGTTAGAAAAGGCAATACAGTTGTAAACAAGCCAGGTGAGCCACATCAAATCATGTGTCTAAAAGAAGGGATGATACTAGAAGTTTCCACACCGGATTCTATAGAAGACAACTATAGAGTCGCTAAAGGGGATTCGCAAAAATGATCATTTGGGGAATGTCTGGAAAGGGACATGACGCAAGTGTTACCGTGTGGGGACCTAACGAAACAACTGGTCTCATTGAGCTTTTGCATGAAGATTACACTCGAGACAAAAAACACGATAAAGAACATCTTGATCAACTTCTCATGTACGGTGATCCAGAACTAGTTGTCTGGTATGAAAAGCCGTGGAAAAAAGCATTTAGAATGCTTTATGCAGGACAACCGCAAGCATTTAGAAGAAACATGTTAAGATCTTACTTAAAAGAAGTAATGTCTATCAAGTGTAAAGTGGTATGCGTAGATCATCATGAAGCACATGCGGGTCACTTTTATGATTCACCTTTTGAGGAAGCACTCATATTTGTTATAGATTCTATAGGTGAGTGGGACTGCACGTCTGTTTGGAAAGGTAAATCTTATTCAGGTCATTTAGTCAAACTCGACAGAGTATCTTATCCAGACAGTTTAGGTCTTTGGTATAGTTCAATGACTAAAGTCGCTGGTCTAAAACCTAATTCAGATGAAGGAAAATTCGAGAGTATGAGTGATGATAATCATTTAGATGAATATGCATTAAGAGCAGTTGAAAAATATATTATGCCTCATAGTTGGAAACCTATGTTTTGGGAAAACTTACACAGGGGCGTAGGAGATTCTTTACCTGGTCCTAAAAAATTTACTCCAGTAGAAATTGCAACTGCAACACAATTCGCCTTTAGTCAAAAAATAACTAAGATGATACAGCACTGGTGTGATAAAGAAAAGATAAATAATGTTGTATTGGCCGGCGGTTGTGCATTCAACAAAGGTGTAAGAAAAGATATTACTGATCTTGGTTATGACTTATGGGTTCCTGATAATCCGGGAGATGGTGGATCAGCTAAATCGTGTGTCAACGTCTACCTCAGGAAAAAGGCACTCATTGATATATCGCTCAACCAAGGTCCTTTCCACTCCTAAACTTTCCATGACTCTCGGAGTGTGTGGATTTTGTTTTTGCATCTTACAATAAAAATTATGTTTTTCGGTATAATCATGTCCAGTAGTATAGAAACCAACATTATCAAGAAAGAAGGTTAAATTTGACCACACTACCTCTAGAAGTTTATCAAGCTCTTCATCAGACCTTATATTCCCCGCGGCGATCATACTCCCACTAAAGATTGCCTTTGCCCAATCTGGCAATTCTCTTTTCTTTGATGGAATAAATTCCTTTACATTTTTATGAAACTGTTGTATAATAAAATGAGTAGGAAATACAGGGGAAAAGTCGTGGAAAGCGCCGGTGATCTTTTTAGGTCCAGATATGACGTCCCATCCGAAAATCGGAGAGGGATCATTGAAATGAGGGTAAATACAAACATGCATCATCCATAACTTTTTATTTTCTCGCATGTCAAGTACATCAAAATCTGCTTTTCTCCATCCAGAATACTCGTTTTTTCCTCCATCAAATGTTATTGCTGGCCAAGGGAAATCGTGGTATTTAACACCACTAGAACGCGATTCAATAAGATCGTGTATTTTTTCAGAGAAAGGAACTAATTTGTCAAATAGCATAGTAATTAGCCAAATCTTCATAAAGATTTATAGCATCTTGAAAAACTTTTCGAGCTTCTTTTTCATGCGTTTCAGTAAGTTTATTAGTGACGTATTCAATTATATTATTTTTACCTTTAAATTCATAATACTCAATACCAACATTTGGCAAGCGCTTAGACATTGCATTTCCAATCATTTCACCGCCATACATATCTCCAAAATGCCTTACGTAAATGTGAGCCCAAAGCTGATCTTCATTAAGAAGCATAACTCTTTTAACATATTCTTTAACGCTTGGCATTATTTTATTTTTGCCTCTAGGCATATCTGGATGCATCAAGTCATGACTTATTGGAATCGATCTTTTTATTTCAGGAATATCCTTAAGCATATCTTTACACATGTAGCATCTAGTTTCAAGCGCTTCATAGCACCTAAGCTGGTTTTCCAAGTACATTGCGTACTGTGGAAGAGTGATTTTTGGAGAAAACATGTGCTTAACCCATCTATGTGATTCAGCTTCACGATGAATATCATCTAACATTACTTTTAATTTTTGTCGGGACATTTAATACCTCATGATTCATGTCATTGGAGATCTAATAATAGACGAATATTGGTTCGGAGAAAGTGAGCGCTTATCTCCTGAAGCACCCGTTCCAATTGTAAAACTCAAAGAAAAAAAATTTTCTTTAGGCGGAGCTGGTAATGTTTACATGAACATTAAATCAGCTACTAAAGACGTATGTCTTTATGGATATAAAGATAGCATACATAACTATATATTAGAAAAAATAAAGCCGGAAGGAAATGTAGTCATAACAGATCATATGCCTCACAAAGTGAGAGTCATGGTTGATCAATGGTTAATGTCAAGAATCGATAGCGAAATACCAATTGAAAGCAATGCAGTCGAAGAAACATTTCATTCATTTGTAGGAAATGAGTATGATGTAGTTGTTCTTTCAGATTATAATAAGGGAACTATTAAGCAACCACAACTAATCATAGAGACTTCAAAAAAATGCATAGTAGATCCTAAGAAAAATCTTCATCATTATAAAGGCGCTTGGGTATTAAAACCGAACAGAAAAGAATTTGAAGAATGGGCTGGAAAATCTTTGACCGCAAAAGAAATTCTTGTAGAAGCTCGAAGAGCAAGAGACGAATTGAATATTGAACATTTTTTAGTAACATTAGGATCAGAAGGAGTTATATACGTAGGAGATGAAATAGAACATTATCCAGCAACTACACAAGACGTGTTTGACGTCACTGGCGCTGGCGACACCTTTACTGCTGCTTTAGCATTATGTACTGAAATCAATTTGCCAATGTACCAATCTATCATTGTTGCTAATGCTATGGCAGGATATGCAGTAAGATCGAGAGGCACATCAACTCTCAATTACGACACTTTAGACGAGGAAATCAAAAAGGTAAGACAATGAACATCTTAATCACAGGGCATAAAGGATTTATAGGCTCTAACATGATGAAGTTCATGGAAGAAAAAAATTATAACGTTATTGGATTTGAGTGGGATGATAATCCAGAACATTATCCAAATCTTGACGGAATAGACAGAGTCATTCACTTAGGCGCTGAAACATCTACAGTTTCTGAAGACATCGATTTGATAATGAAAAAAAATTATGATTTTAGTTGCAGATTACTAGAGGATTGTGCATATTTAAAAATTCCTTTTCAATATGCATCAAGCGCATCTGTATATGGAAATCAAAAATCTATGAAAGAAACGTCTGATCTAAGACCTTTAAATTACTATTCTTATAGTAAGTATATGTTTGAAAGATTTGCGCTTGACTTTGAAAAAGATGCAGAAACACCTATTCAAGGATTTAGATATTTTAACGTTTTTGGTAAGGGAGAAGATCATAAAGGAGCACAAGCATCTCCCATAACAGTGTTTAGAAAACAGGCACTCGATAATAAGAACATCAAAGTGTTTAAGAATTCTAATCTTTATGAAAGAGACTTTGTGTATGTCGGTGACATATGTGAGTTACATCATAGAATGTTTAACATTAATGAAAGTGGTATATGGAATGCTGGAACTGGATCACCGACAAGTTTTTTAGAAATCGCTGTCATCATGGCACATAAGTATGATGTGAACATTGATTATATTGAAATGCCTGGTGTAATTAGAAAACAATATCAGCATTACACTAAAGCTGACTTGAAAAAACTTAACGACACAGTTAAGATGAACTGGTTTCCAATTCAGGATTATATCAATTATGAGCTATAATATGTGGGGCTCTGCGAAAGCAGAGCCTTCTAAAGAACAAAATTATTCGGAAGATTCAAATCTATCATTTAAAGAAATGATGGAAAAATATAATAAGCCTTTAGTTGCTTTCGATAGAGATGGCGTTATGTTTGAAACTGAAGGTAAACCTATCACAATAGATAATGCAGTTCCTATAATAGATTCATTTAAAGCAGTTGCTATGATAAGAAGAAAAGGGTATAAGATCGCAATGATATGCGATCAACCTTTTATTTCAGCAGGTCTTATTACTCATCAACAAGTAGAAGAAGTGAATGCGCTAACTATCGAATATTTAGGACAATATGGTTGTCCTAGTATAGACATGGTTCTGTACAATGAGTCAAATCAAAAACATGATATATTTGGAAAACCTAGAACTGGAATGTTTAAGAGATTAAAAGAAGAATTTATGATACCTTACAAAGGAGGGTGGTATGTAGGTGATCAAATCATGGATGCTAAAATGGCAATGAAAGCACGAATGCGTCCCGTTCTTCTTCGTACTGGGCTTTTAGATGAAAAGAGGTTGAACAACTTTGCATACAAACAGCTAAAAAGACAAACAAAAATATACGATAATTTTTTACAATTTGCTGAATCGATTTAAATCCATTCTGGACCATGAACCCATCCCACTAAAGATTTTCTAACACCTTTAGTAACTGGACTTACTCTGTGAACTAAGACAGAATTAAAAAATACAGCCTCATTCTTGAGAAGTTTAGCTCCACCATTAGCTTCTATACCATATTGATCGTTAGTGTCATAATAGTGTTGAGGATAGAATTGTAACTCACCGCCTTCATATTCACTAGGATCATTAAGACCTATGCTAAAAGAAACTTTTCTAATATATTTAGAAGTGTCTTTGTGCAATCCATCGATATGCCAGTCATAGTGTCCGTTTTCATCACCATAATATACTGAATATTGTAAATTTTCTAAAGCATAAAGACGATAGTTAAAATACTCTTCATTGACTTTATTGACAACGTCAGCTATATTATTAAAAAGATTTTTAGTCTCATCATCACCTGAATTAAATAAGATGTTTGAGATTCTTAATCTGCGCTTTTCTGTTTCTTTATTAGCAGATAAATCTGCTGTCAATACCTCTGCTTTTTGTTCTTGCTTTTTACTTATGTAAGAATCAATAATTTTGATCGCTTCATTGTTTAAAACATTTTTTCTACTCGTGATAAAGTTTTGATCTACTGTAGGATTTTTAAGCCACATCATTTGGTACGTACACCATCTTTTGTATCTCTGGCAAATACAGATATTCTAAATCACTATTAACTAGAGTCCTAATAGCATCTTCAATAGTTTCGACTAAAGGTTCTCCGCCAAGATTGAAACTAGTATTAAAGATGATAGGTACGCCAGTTTTTTTCTTAAACGCTTTTATCAAGTTATAGTAATTTGGATTGACTTCTTCAGTTACAGTTTGAATTCTGCAAGTTCCATCAACATGGATAATACTAGGAATCTTTTCCGCAACGCCGTCTTTACAATCAACAGCATACATCATAAAAGGAGAGTCTTCCATGCCTCTCAAATCAAACCAATCGTGAACATCATCTTGTAAGATAGATCCAGCAAAAGGTCTAAAGTACTCTCTGTTTTTTACAGAGTTTACATAATCCTTTCCATCTTTAAACGTAGGATCAAATAAAATACTTCTGTTTCCTAAAGCTCGCGGACCATTTTCAGATCTTCCCTGAAATATAGTTACAATGTTTTTTTCTGTAAGAAGATCAACAACTCCGTCATGATCGCAGTCTCGTATCTCATATTTTTCAACACCGTCAATTGCCTTTTCAATGTCTTCGATCTTATACTTGTAATCGAATCCAAGGTACAGATCTTTAACTGGCCCAAACTTTTTTTCTGTGTCATTAAACAATGCGTGATAGAATGATAACGCACCTCCAATAGCAGTACCTGCGTCACTTGAGATAGGTTCTACGTAGATGTTAATCCCTTCATCTTTTAGCGCATCGAGATATTCGTAATTAGCTACACAATTAAGTGCATATCCACCAGAAATAACAACATTAGTTTTACCTGTCATCTCAACAGCTTTTTTGATGAGCTTAACCATTTCTCTCTGAGTTTCTATTTGACACTTATAAGCTAAAGATCTACCGACATCAAGTTTAGTGATGTCACCTCCGATCTCATCAACTTTCTCTTTTGTAGTGCTAAGAGAATTATAGAATCTAGCATTAATAAATGCACCATTGGGCGTATTTGGAGTAAATACGTTCCTATTAAAGGAACCTGGACTCGGCGCGTGCTCATCGAATAATGGAGGCATGTTAGGATCATCAATTCCGTATGGAAACAGACCCATAGTTTTTCCAGCTTCAATGGGCTGCCAACCTAAGTACTGAGTAACAGCTTCGTACACTTTAGTGATTCCACCTCTATCATCACTCATGATTTCAATTTTATTATTTTCTTCGCCAATAAATCCAGCGTCAGCTTCTTTATGATAAGAGGGGAAGGTCGTAGTTGTACTACCCAAATGCTTATATTTTGTTCTAAATATCGCAGGATAGTTACATTCAATGATTGATTCATACTCCCAAATCGAACTAGGTCCTTTTATATCGCATGTGTATGGTAACTCTGAACCGGCGCCATCAGCGATCAAAGCAACCGCTTCATCAAATCCTGATCTATAAAAAGCACATGCGGCATGCATCTTATGGTGCTTATCAGAAATCTCAATAATCTGAGGATGTTCACGCCCAGGGTGTTCATTAATAAGATGCAGTTTTCTAGCCATTCCAGTATATGTGTCTTCTCCACAAAAATCTAATTTTCCCGCAGTTCTTTCGAGATCTTGAGTATGAACTATGACTAGATAATCTAACTTGTCAGTATAATCTAAAATTTTCAGCATACTTGCAAGAGGTGCACCATCATACTTTCTACGAGAAAGTCTTTCTTCTTCAATTGCAAATATAATCTCATGATTTTTCATGAGAATCACTGTAGCATTATGTCCTCTATTGATAGCGGCAATCCACACATCCCTATCTATCTCAGGAGGAGACAAATCTACTTCTAGTGGTTGTTCAACAGCCTGTTCTTCTTCCATAATTATTTTCCTCTTAAGTTTTCAGTAACTTTTTTATCTATCTCTTTGATTATTTCATTAATAGCAGAATCATTCAACTCCATAACTCTTTCATTTTTTCTATGAAGGTGATCTTCCATAGTAAGTCTAATTGGATCATAAACTCTTCTATCAGCTCCTACATCTAGCACTTGAAAAATTTTACTATCTTCATAAGATATGTTTTCAGGATAAGTAGCTCCTACACATACAACTGATGGTGTTTTAGTAGAATGTGCAATGTGTTGTCCGACACTATCACACCCAAGAAAAACATCTGCTGCTGTTATAATTCCTCCCCAAATTCTAAGAGGAGCACCTTCTGGTTGAGCTACTACATCTGGACAGCCCATTTTCTGAAAATCTGTAGGAAATTCTGACATCATAATAACGCCATATTTTGGCTGGAGTTTTTTCACAATCTTTAAAACATCTTCTGGTCTGAAAGATCTTCCTCCAGGATCAACTATCGTATCACCTATAGGATTTGCACTTCTGCCATAAGGTTGAAATACAATAACTCTTTGCTTTGAAAGATTTTCTCTTACTTCTTTAACAAGCTTATGGCCTTCTGCAATCTCAGCTGGCGATAGCCACATTGTAGGATAATCAAGTTTTCGTACACCTTTATTACTCATTTCAATATCAAAAGCCTGTGTAATGTTACACTTTTGATTATAGTATTCCCAAATTCTGTATGGCTCTAAAGACTTGCAATTTCTATGTTTGAGATGTTCTTCGAAAAGACCCTTATGCCAATTGTCGTATGCTCTTTTATGAAGAGTTGGATGACCAGCATACATTTCCATGCCGCCTTCACAAACAATGATAAAATCATCATCTGGATTTTCTTTTTCGTATGCTTCAAATGCTGGAATTGAAGATAGAACGCGGCCTGCGCCGCCGTTCATGAAAAAGGCCGTTGATCTTTTTTCTTGACTCACTTTTTAGCACCTCACGTGTGAATTGTATATTAATATTATACAACATTTTTTATATGTTGTAAACTATGAAATTATATATAATGCTTTTTATTAGGTAGGTGGACCTTCAGAATTCCCTTGAGATTCAGGATTATCCTTATTAGGCCAATCTGGCCATTGTACCATCCATGGATATACATCTGGGTCAGCTATACATTTATCACATAATACTGACATGCCAGAATCCCATGTTGCCCATTCTTGTTTTTCAGCGGTTGATAATCCGTTCCAGTATGCACTATCAGCTTGAGCTTGTGTATAATACTTTCTTGTGCTTTCAATTACCGTACGTAGTCCATCCCAATCATCTGCAGCTGCACCAGCATGAGCTGGATCTACAGCTCCAATGAAAGACCCCCATGACCACGTTTCAGTGTTAAAGTCATATTTAAGATGTTCTCTAACATGCGTGTGTAGAGGATCTGATGGATCATTCTCTTTGTGAACTAAACCATTTGGCAAAGTTACACTTAAATGTGGAAATTTATCAGAATCGCTTAAATCTGAGTCTTGTCCAGAATACATGCATGCAAGAAATGCACCCGATGAATCAGTAGCATCTATAATCATAGATGTTAAGCCTTCTGCGTCTCGAGGAGTGAAATTTTTAACACTGTTAAGCTTTGACATATCATCTATCTTCCCGTCACGGGTTAAATCTGCCTGCCACCATCTTTCCCCAACATATGTCCAAGTTGCCTCTCGCTTCAACTTACGAGAAGTCAAATACATTTGATCAGGAATTTTATATTTAAAAGTGGTTTTTACCTTTGCCATTATTTCCTCGCTATTCCCAAATTACTCTTACTGCGCCAAAAGCTCCTTGTGATCCACACAAGCAGTGACCAGTAATGGTGTTTGAAGTTTGTCCTCCCATTCCTGGAGCTCTTGTGTACCAAGCACCTCCAATGGCTCCATATCTTTTTCTACCAGACCTACCATCATGAAGTGAATGACACGTTTGACAGTCAATCCCCATGTTACCCATTACTTGTCCTCCTCTAGCAGGTCTACCCCACATGAAAAGACCTCCGGGATATGGTGTTCCTGTTCGCGATCCACACATGTATGCATCATGCCAGCCTCCACAACAACTAAATTGATATGATCCATAGACGCCTCTAGCTCCATGACTAGTGCCGTAGTAACACGCTCTACGTAACGGATCGCCGTCAGAATCTCCTATCCTACGAGCAACTATATCGCACTTGTAAACCATATCATTTCCAAAATAGTTGGCGTGAACAAAACAACATGTTACGCCGGGCTCTCCGCCTTCAGCACAAAAATTACATAATCCGTGTCCGAGAACAAATACTCGGTTTCCTCTTATAGGCCCTGCTGCATATCCAGGTACAGTACTTCCTTCGCAACAAGTACCATCATCCGTTCCGCCATACTGCAAATTTTCTTCTCGATAGTAGCAGCATGAATTATGTAACGGGTGACAAAAGACATAAGTGTCTCCAGGTATGAGCTTGATCGTTTTTCTAGCATAAGCACCAGAACCTCCATCAACTCCTTGCTGACAACATCTCGATCCCGCACCATGACCACCTTGTCCCCATATCTCAAACGTTCCAATACTTGCGCCTTCAGGTACAATCCAATTATAACGAGTTATTCCTACGTCTGAATATGTACTTCGCGCAAGTTCATTACCGGAGGCATGACCTTCAGGTTTTGGAGACCAAAACAGACTCTGACCTCGGTATCTGCCAATGGCCATGTCAGTCATGGGTAGTAAAGTTCTAAGTTTCTTTGCCATTATTTCCTCTGATCTTTATCTGTATTTATATTTATCTATATCGCCAAATTATAGCACCATTTCCAGCAGGTCCACCGCAACAGCAAGGACCACCACACACTGCAGTCGGATGTCCGCCGTGTGACATGGTTTTTACACTTTCGTAGCATGATGTCTCTTCGCCGAATGCACATCTTAAATAATAAGTAAGGTAATACCCACCACAGTGATTAGGTGAATTGTGAACCGGAGTATTAACCCAAGCAGCTCCAGAAACATTGTGTCCCCACGTGGCTCCGCCGGATCCATTCCTAAATCCAGCGCCAGTTATTTGTTTATTACGGCATCGATGATTTCCATCCATATCACCTTGCTGGCATTCATAAACTACCCAACCTGGATTAGTCGTAGTATGTTTTCCTAATTCTGCAGTATATGTCAATTGACATATCGAAGAGCCGGTGCAATGAGAGCTGTAATGGCACACTTCACGATAGTTCATTGTCTTTCTTTCAAAACAAAACATACTCTCAGGTATATGATTGCCTCCACGAAAATCGCTTTTTCTTCCAGAAAGCCACGGTGCGAATCCTACATGTAATTCTGTCTGACGACCGAAGGTTCCCTCACATTGAACAACTGATCCTAAATTTTGATAGATTCCAGAATTTCTTCGACAGTTGTTGCTGTATATAGTCTTAAATGCTGCGCCGGTTTTTCCGCCTGATCCAGTTATATCGCCACTGCGACCATAGCCGGTAGTACTGACTCCTAGTGTTTGCCCATTGAGACCGGGACCCGTTCGAGTCACACCGCCAGCGTGACAAAAACGAGCAAGTGTTGATGCGGAATGCGCTTCAAAGGTTCTATCATTACAGATTGAGTTGGCACAACAGTTACTCGGCGCACATGCTCCTCCTCGAGCACAAAAGCAACTCACGACACCCTGACCGCCCATTGTTGCCATTGTGTAACACCCGACTCTTCCTTCAGGTTCATTGAGACAACATCCGCCGTGACCAACTA